TTGGTGACGACATTTGGCTTGGCGATATCAATACTGCCGATACGATGAGTTTGCGTGGAGCACAAAATACCGCAAACGCATACATTGTATTTGGTAGTTCAGACGCAACTGCACTAGGCCGTGCAGGTTCAGGTGCTTTGACTTATGGTGGCAACACCATTTGGCACGCTGGTAATGATGGTGCAGGTTCTGGACTTGATGCCGACTTGCTTGATGGTTTAACCTCTGCATCATTCGCTAACGCTGCGTTTGCTAACACAGATTATACAACAATCTCCGCAACCGCTGGTGTTTATGGTAATGCTTCTCATGTTCCAGTTGCAACACTAACTGCTAATGGTAGAATTAGTTCAATCACTAATACTGCGATTTCTATTGCGACTACTCAGATTACATCTGGTGTTTTACCTTTCGCACAAGGCGGTGCAAACGCAACATCATATACAACAGGCCAATTTTTAACATCTAATGGCACCGCATTAGTATCAGTTGCAAATACTGGTACCGCTGGTACATATGGTAATGCAGCATATCATCCAGTAATTACTACAGATGCATATGGTAGAGTGAGTGGAGTTACAAACACACTAATTCAACTTGCAACAACACAAATCACATCTGGTGTTTTGCCGTTTGCACAAGGCGGAACTAACGCTTCTTCTTATACAACAGGAACATTATTAACTTCAAATGGTACTGCGTTAGTATCATTAGCAAATACTGGAACAGCAGGAACATATGGTAATTCCACTTATGTTCCAGTTATTACAACAGATGCATATGGTCGAGTAACTTCGGTAACAAATACTGCAATTTCCGCCGGTGCTTCAATTGGTGATGTGTTGGCACTTGCAATCGCACTAGGATAAATATTCAACTATGGCTAAACCTACAACTAGAGCACAATTTAAAGACTACTGCCTTCGCAAACTAGGTCATCCAGTTATTCAGATTAATGTGGATGATGACCAGGTAGAAGACCGTATTGATGAGGCATTGCAATTCTTCCACGATTACCACTTTGATGGGTGTGAAAAGATTTACATGAAACATCAATTCACACAAGCAGACATTGACAGACGATGGATTTATTGTCCAGACCCTGTCCTATTCGTTACTGGCGTGTTGCCTTTTGATGATTCAAATTCATCTATCAACATGTTTGACCTAAGATATCAACTTCGCCTACATGATTTGTATGACTTTACCTCGGTATCTTATGTGTCATATGAAATCACCATGCAACACCTTCGTACCTTGAACCTATTGTTCTCTGGTACACCACAGTTTAGATTCAATCGTAACCACAACAAGATTCATTTAGATATCGACTGGACAGCTGATGCACAAGTTGGTAAGTATGTAATCATTGAATGTTATCGTAAGATGAGTCCTGATTCCGTCACATTGACAGGTACACTAACAGGCAACACATCTTCAAACACATTAACTGGTACTGCAACCACATTTGACCAAGAAGTAATTGAAAACGACTTCATCACATTGTCTGATGGTCAAGAAGTTCAGATTCGTAAAATTAATTCACCAACAGAAATCGTTATTGCTAATTCATTGTCAGCAAACATTTCTGGCGTTACAATGGTTAAAGCAGGCATGACTGACGTATGGAACGATAGGTTCTTAAAGAAGTATGCAACCGCATTGATTAAGAAACAATGGGGTTCAAACATGAAAAAGTTTGGTGGTATTCAAATGCCAGGCGGTGTGACATTAAATGGTAAAGAAATCTATGATGAGGCAGCAGAAGAAATTAAAGAGATTGAAGAAGATATGTTTAACTTCAATAGTTTACCAAGCGAAATCTTTACTGGTTAATAATGCCTACTAATTTTTACTTCAATAACTTTCCTGCCGACCAAATCACCAGTGAGCAATTACTGGTGGAAGACCTTGTTATTGAAGCAATGCAAATTCATGGCATGGATGTTTATTACATGCCAAGAGAAAGTCGTGATGAGGTTGATTACATTTATGGTGAAGACACACTAAAGACCTACACTAAAGCATATCCATTAGAAATGTATATGGAGAATGTGACAGGTATGGATGGTGATGGTGACTTTATTTCTAAATTTGGTTTAGAAATTCGTGATGAAGTTACGATGTTAGTTTCACGCAGACGTTTTAGATATACAACAGCGGCATCAAACCTAGTTCGACCAAGAGAAGGTGATTTACTTTTTATTCCTATGTTTAGGAATTTCTTTGAAATAACAAGAGTTGAACACGAAAATGACCAAGCAATGTTCTACACATTGGGTCGTGGCCGTGGCGGTAATGTTTATGTCTATGCTTTATATTTAAAACAGTTTGTTTTCTCCGAAGAAGTTATTTCTACTGGTGTTGATGATATTGATGATAATATCAGAGACTACTACAGACGAACAGAACTTACTGTTGCCGCTGGCGGAACAGGAACTTTCCTTGCAGATGAAATTATCTATCAGGGTACAGACTTGGCTAACTCCACATTCCAAGCTGTTGTTCATACATGGCATCCAACAACTAGAAAAATTGATGTTATCAGATTGCAAGGCACTTATGCAAACAACTCAAACACCAAGGGTGTGACAAGTGGTGCATATTGGACTTCTTTTGGTTCTTCTGACGATTCAGTATTTGACAATAGTGCATTTGAAGATATCATAGATAACACACGAATACAAGATGAAGCCAATGGTATTATTGACTTTTCTGAAACTAATCCATTTGGTGAACCGTAATGCTAGGCAATTCACATTTTTATAATAGAACCATTCGCAAAATTGTTGTTGCGTTTGGTACAATCTTCAATGACATTTATGTGGTAAGATATACCGCAGACGGTTCTACATCAAAAGAAAAGTTCAAAGTACCTTTAAATTACGGCCCAAAAGAAAAGTATCTTACAGTAATTACTTCTGACCCTAATTTAACCAAGTCAATCAATACTGTTGTACCAAGAATTTCATTTGAGATGACTGGTATCTCATACGATTCAAGCAGAAAATTACCCTCTACATTACAAAACTTTTCTGCAAATACCAGTACAGGTATTAAGACACAGTACGCACCAATACCATATAACTTTGAGTTCTCTCTGTCTTTGTATGCCAGAAACCATGAAGATGCGGCACAAATACTAGAACAGATTTTACCATTCTTTACACCAGACTTCAATGTAACTGTCAATCTGAATCCACAGATGACACAGAAGTATGACTTGCCTATCATTTTGAATTCTGTAAATCCAGAAATTGATTATGAAGGCGACCTGATGACCACTCGTTTGATTATTTGGAACCTAGAATTCACCGCAAAGAGTTACATTTATCCAGCGGTCAAAGATGGTAAAATTATTCGTCAGGCGAATACCAACTTGTATCTTGAGGCTTCTACACCAAACGAAACGAAAAAAGTGTTTGTGGATTATGCCAACGGTACAGGAACATTCTCTGATACAGAAACAATAAGAGTAACTAACCGAGATGTTTTTGGTAAAGTTGTATATTTCAGTAACTCAAACAATGGCATTTTGGTCGTAGAGAATCTAAACAGACCATTGGAAGTTGGTGATGTTGTTGTTGGTGATTTGTCTAACGCAACATATACAATTGAAACAATATCAGATGAACCAATCAAAACTGTTATTGTCATTACTGCACCAGACCCATTAAATACATTACCAAATAATGCTTTTGGTTTCTCGGAAACAATTACAGAATACCCTGATACATTATGAAGAAGTTGAATCAAAAATTGTCAGAAGTTTTAGATGTTGAACCAATCAACTATGAAGTTTCTGAAATAGTAGAAACAAAAACTCCGGTTGAGGATGATGCCGAGTTTGCTCGTCAAAATATCCGAGAACTAATTGGCAAAGGTAGTTTGGCAATGGACAACCTATTGCAGATTGCCAATGCATCTGAACACCCAAGAGCCTTTGAGGTTGCCGCAGCGTTGATGAAAAACATAGCTGACATGAACAAAGACTTGTTGGAACTACAGAAACGCAAACGTGATTTAGACCCTGCGGCTTCACAGAAATCAACAACCAATATTGATAAGGCTGTATTTGTTGGTTCAACCACAGAGTTGGT